CCACGTTGAACGTGAACACGTTCGACGTCTGCAGCGGGTCGGTGACCTCGCAGGTGAACTCGACGGTGTGCCGGGTGCCGAGGCCGCTCACCGCGTGCGCGATGCGCTCGATGATGAAGTCCCGGTTCACGCCCAGCTCGTCGTTGCGGACGGTGATCCGGTCGGAGATCTGCCGGGCCAGCACCTGAGTCAGGTAGCTGCCGGACAACACGCCGTCGATCTTGAATTGGACGACGGGCCGGTTGGTGGCGTACGTCGACACGATCCGCTGCGCGATCGACCGGGCGTCGAGGACGTTGGCCCACGGCGCGTCGACGGGCCACGCCTGCCGGCCGTAAGCGCCGATCGACGACGCGTCCTCCTCGCTGACCTTCACGGTGCGGACCACCGGGACAGGGTTGGCGCGCAGCGCCAGCCGGTTCAGCTGCGCGGGCGTGCCGCCTGCGGTCAGGGTGATCAGGGCAGACTGGCCGGACGTGCGCGACAGCCCGACGGTGACCGTGCCGAACTGCAGTTCGTAGTCGACGTCGGCGACCGGGGCGACAGCGTTGAAGAACGGGTCCGGCGCCGACGCCTCGATCGCGGTGGACTCGCCCGCCGCCAGCACGATCGGGGTGTCCGTCGACCACACCTCGACCAGGTCGCCCGCGGCGCGCTGCTGCACCGAGAACGTCACCGTGTTGGCGATGTGCCGCAACCCGTGGTTGTACATGAAGGAGTCCTCGAGCACCTTGAAGTCGCCGGTGGGGCCGGTGCCGGTCGGCGTGATGTGGGTGAAGGTGCCCTGCGTCGCGTCGACCTGCTCGAACGTCACGTCGTCGAGGTACAGCAGGGTGCCGGCGGTGGGGCTGGTCAGGGTGGGCCCGAACGCGGTGCGGGTGGCGCCGGCCGGGGCGGTGGCGGACACGGTCAGCTGGGTCCAGGTGGTCGCCGGCACGGCGAACGACGGGTAGGAGCCGCTCAGGTAGCCGGACGCGTTCGACCAGTCCAGGGCAGCGAGGACGGTGGTGGCGGTCGGCGAGTACACCCACATCGTCGCCCGGTACTGCCGGCCGACGTTGACGCCGATGTCCACCGTCGGCCGCACGTACGCCTGTGGCGGGCTGCCAACAACGGTCATCAGCCCGGACCTGGCGCCGGTGCGGGCCTGCGCGGTGGTGGACGTGATCGTGCACCCGTTGGCGTTGTTGTAGTCGGCGACCCCGGCCTCGAAGTCGTACGACGCGATCGTCGCCGCGCCGGTGTTCGATCGGGCGTCGGTGATCCGGTGGTGGCGGTCCCTGAAGAAGAACGTGCCGCCCTGCACGTAGGCGATCGCCGGCGGGCCCTCGGAGCGGACGAGTTTGTCGACGGCCGTCGCGGCGTCGGTGCCTTCCTCCCACCACCACGGCATCACCGTCGCCCCGGGGTCGACGTCCCGGCCGCCAGTCCAGCCGATCGCGTCGAGCACCAGCTCGATCGCCGTGCCGGTGCGGATGCCGGAGTACAGCGGCGTCGACAGGGTCTCGCCGTTCGGGCGGCCCCACGCGTCGAGGACGGTCGCGGTGAAGTCGTTCGCCGGCGCCGCCGGGTCCACCTCGCACTCGTCGAGGACCCCGTCGAACAGGGTGTACAGGGTGCCGTTGTGAAGCTTGTCGAACCGGGCGCGGCAGCCCGGGGCGATCTTCCCCACGATTGGCGACGACGCGTTCTCAGGGGAGAACAGCCGTTCGTCGTTGCGCAGCGCGAACGTCAGTTTCCCGGCGCTGGTGTCCGCCGCTGCCTGGGTGCGTTCCCGGCCGAAGGAGATCTCCAGCTCTGGCTGGTCGAGCACGTAGCCGGAGACGTCGCCGAGGGGGCCGGTGAAGGATCCGTTGCGGGACCAGTCCACTGCGAGGGTGTAGCCGCGGACCGTCACGTCCGGATTTTCCGTTCCCGAACGAGCTGGTTGTAGGCGCCGAGGACCATGTCCTGCGCGGCCTGCTTCGACGCCACAGGCCCGTGGAAGTGGAAGTGCAAGGCCCCGCCAGCGGCGGGTGTGTGGACGCCCGGGGTGACGGTTTCCGGACGGCCGCGCTCGCCGAAGGAGTACGATCTGCCGGAGGCGCCGACGCCGAACACGGGCTCGCGGATGACGCCGCCGCCGGCCATGGCGATGTGGATGTGGTTGCGGTGCGCTTCCATCAGGGCGTTGTTGAACGAGCCCTTGTTGCGGCCACGGGTGTAGGCATAGTCCCGACGGCGCGTGCGGTGGATCAGCTCCAGCGGGCGCTTCGCCGCCAGGTAGGACGCGAGGGCGTCCATGTTGTAGCCCATCCAGTCGACCGCCCGGCCAGAGCCGTGCCACTTCGGGTCACCGGGCCGGTAGGCGTTACCGAACGAGCCCTGGTCGGGGCCGGAGCGGATGAGCTGCAGCACCTTGCGCCACACCCCGGAGTCGCCGCGCTGCGCCCCGGGCGACGACGGCCAGTCCCCGAACGCGGGCGCTACCTTCGACAGCGCCAGCGCCCGGGGCATCACGTACGCGTCGCCGACGTCGACGCGCATCGGGATCCGGCGGCGGGTCTCCACTGGCGCGACGAACCCACCGGCGGCGTACCCGCCGACCTGGCCGGTGGCGTTCAGCTCCTCGAGGAAGCCGGGCGCCTGCCGCTGGATCTTGGAGGTGGACTCCTTCTTGATCACATACTCGCCGCCGTGCACGATGCCCTTCGGCTCGTACTTACCGCCGTCGCCGGTGTAACCACCGGTGTACAGCAGCGACCGCATCGCCGCCGTGCCCTGGTAGCGCACCTGGTCGATGGTCTTGCCCTCGGCCAGGGCCCGCTGCGCCAGGTACACCCGCCGCAGCTCGATCATGATCTGGTTGAGCCCCTCGACGACCAGGTCGGTCGCCTTGCGGCCCGGGATCCGACCGTACGTGTTGATCAGCTTGTCGGTCTCGGCCTTGTTCAGGCCCAGCTGCCGGGCCTCCTTGCGCACCTGCTCCGTGCGGGCGGCGTGCTTACGCGTCGCCCGGTCCGTCGTGTCACCGGTGGCGATGTTCGCGTAGTACATCTCGTTGTTCGCGGCCAGCAACGCCTGCAGGCTGTCCCGGTTGGCGCGGCCAGCCGACGTGTTGATGTTGAGCGTGCGGCCGTTGGTCTGCACCGAATCCGACAGGCTGTCGAACGACGCCGCGTACGCCTCGTTGGCCTCCGACGCGTTGATCGCCGCACCGAACTGCCCCTCAGCCGCCTTACGCAGCCCGGACACCAGCTGCGTCGCCGCAGCAGCCTTCGGGTTCATCTGGTCCAGCGACGTGTTGTACGCCTGCTGCGCCTGCGTCAGCGCCTTCTGCTGCGCGGCCAGCGCCGTCTGCCCGGCCTTTTGAGCGGCCAGCGCCGTCGTCGACTGCTGGATGGACGCCGCCGTGCCCCGCTGCGCCTCCTGAGCGATCTTCGCGTTGCCCGCCAGCCGGAGGTACTCCAGCTGCGCCTCGCGGCCGAAAGCGCCGATCTTCGCGAGGAAGCCGTACGCCTCCGTCAGCCCGTTGATCACCCCGCCGATGAGCCGCAGCGTGCCCTCCACCAGCTGGAACGCCTGGTTGAGGGCGACCGCCGCCTCGACCCCGTTGTCGGACAGGTCCTTGAAGATGTCGCCGACCGCGTCGCCGAGATTCGCGATGCCGTTGCTGATGACGTCGATGACCGGGCCGGCCTTGCGGATCACCAGCTCAACGCCGGCGCCCATCCGCTCGAGCGCGAATCCGACCGCCTGAGACAGCGGCTTCACGAACTGCGACGCCTGCAGGAAGATCCCGGAGAAGTCGATCGTGTTCAGGGACCGCTCGATCGTCTTGATGCCGTCCTGGATCGGCCGGACGAAGTTGCCGGCGGCCGCGTTCAGCCGGCCCTGCAGCCGCTCGCTCAACCCCTTCATCGCGGCTTCCACCCGGGCGTCCTTCGACGCCACGGCGAACCCGCCGATGACGCCGCCGACACCGACGCCGCCGATGATCCCGCCCGCGATCGTGGCGCCGATCAGCGGCGCTGACACCGCGGCGGCGGCGGCCAGCGCACCGGCCATCGGCCCGGAGATCGGCAGCTTCGCGATCAGCGGCCCCAGCCGCTGACTCAGGCTCGCACTGAACCCGAGCGCGGCGTCGGGCCCGGCCTGGGCGCCGACGTCGCCGAGCTGCTTACGGAAGCGGCCGAGCTGGCCGAGGGCCTGCTCGGTGCGGATCTTCACCTCGACGGTGGCGGACTCGCCAGCCAGCTGCCGCAGCCGCTGCTCGGCCACCGCGATGCCGGCCAGCGCGAGCCGCGGGTCGGCCTTGACGTCGATCGGGTCCAGGTTGAACTGCTTCAGGGCCCGGTTGAGCTGCCCCCCGACCTGCTTGCCAGCCTTGCCGCCCGGGTCGGCCCGGCGCAGCTTCTCCTGCAGGCTCGAGTCAAAACCGGTGACGTCAGGCTCGACCTCGACGTAGGCCCGGCGCAGGACGCTCACCGGTCACCGCCCGCCCCGAAGGCGCCGTTCTTGATGGCGGCCGGCACCAGATGCGGCCGGGGTGCCGCGCCCTCGGCACCTTCCTCGACCATGGGCCCGTAGAACGCCTTGTCGTTCCAGCCGACGGCGAACCCTTCGATGCCCGTGCGCAGGTCGGTGATCTCCTCGACGACGATGTTGCGGCGCAGGTTTCCCGTGCGTTTCGGCGCGAGCCGGCGCGCGTCGCGCTGGATCGCCTTCGCCTGCTCCCGGGCGACGGCCTGCACCTCGGGTGAGTTCGCGATGTCCCGCAACGCGCGCGGGTCACTGGGCCGGGGGTCGACCTTCACCGCAACTCACCCCCTGGTCACGGCCGGATCCGGCCGGCGAATGTCTTCTGCAGCAGTTCTTCCTGGAGCTGGTCCGTCTTCGTGACCGGGCCGGCCAGCCACTGGTCGAGGTCGTCGACGAGGTGGCGCAGGTGCCGGTGGGTGATGTTGAGCAGCAGCCGGGTGGAGATCAGCTCAAGCCAGCCAAGCGGTCCTCGACCGACACCAAGCCCGGGGTATCCGAGGACGACGAGTTCGAGCTCTCCGAAATTGGCGGCCGCCCATCCGGCGAGGTGGGCTGCCGCTCGGTAGGGAGGTCGGCTTGCGCTCCGATCAGCGCGAGCACCAGCTTGATCAGCTCGTCGGTGGCGCATTGCTTGTCGACGGCGAGCCGGTAGAACCGGTCGAACTGAGAGTCGTCGGCGCGTTCACCGTCGCGGGCCGGGGCGGTCAGTGAGCAGCGCAGCGCCTCCCACATGGCGCCGTTGCCCTCGACCTCGCCGACCTTGCCGGTCATCGCCGCGCCGAGCTGCAGCATCAGCATCGGCGGGATGATGTCGTGCACGGTGAACGTCTCGCCGAAAAAGTCGAACGTGTCGCGGGGGGCGTCCGGGTCCAGCTGCCGGACGGCGGCGCCGAAGCTACCGATCGATGCCATGTCTCTCCTGCTCCCGATCTCCCGATGGACAGATGTAGGTGCGCGGGCCAGGGCTCGGGAGAACACCCGGCCCGCGCACGATCAGAGGGCTACGGGGCCAGCGCCAGCGCGCCGGCGGTGAACCGCTTGTACGGCGTCGTGTAGCCGGTCGCCGGGATCTCGGCGTTGAACTCCATCGACAGGCCGGCCTTCGTCTCGAAGTCGCCGCGCACGAACTCCACCGAGCCGACCTGGAACACCTGCGGCCACACGATGATCTCGGTGTCGAGGTTGTTCTGGAACGCGAGCATCACTCGCACCTCGGCGTCAGCCAGCGGCGGCGAGAACTCCGTCAGCTTCGTCACGCCGGTGCCGGAGGTGGTGATGGTGCCGCCGTTCATCGCCAGCTTCCAGATCAGGTCGGAGACCTCCTGCGCGGTGAAGGCGACCCGGCTCGACTTCGACGTGGTCACCGTCCGGACCGGATACTTCGACTCGGCGACCCGGATGTCAGCGGTCTCCACGCTCTCGGTGTAGGTCAGGCCGGAGTCGGTGGAGCCGACGTCCAGCCAGCTCGTCCACGTCGCGACCACTTTCGACGCCGCCGCGGTGATGGTCGGGATGGCGGTGCCCAGCGGCGCGTATCGGATCCGGCCGGGACCGGTCTCGATCAACCCGGGGGTGATGGGTGCGATGGCCACGGGTCAGCCCTCCTGGGTCTTCGCCGCGCCGCGGCTGCTGCTGGTGGTCTGGAACTCGGCCACGTCGCGGCCGGTGATCTCGGCCTGCACCTCGGCCGCGGCCTTCGTGCCGACCGCGGCGACGTGGTCCTGCCAGCCGTTGTCGTTGACGGCCTGCTCGGTGATGGTCTGACCTCGGGTGTAGGCGAGCACCCCGCCGAACGGGATGTCCTCGGTCACCACGAACTGGCGCTCGGCCACGGTGCTCCTCCAGTGGTTATGCGAAATTGATCGTCAAGGCGACGTCGGTGCGGTAGCGGGGCCGTCCGGTGGTCTCGTCAGGCGACCACAGCGGGGCCAGCCGGATCGCGACCCCGCTGACCCGTCCGCCGTCGACGGCCTGGCCGACGAGGTCGAACACGGCGGCCACGACCGTGCGGGCCAGGGTGTGGGCCTGACCCTTGTCACCACCCCACGCCGACACCTGGAACTCGTGCGTGGCCTCCCACGGCCACGGCTGCGACCCGCCGAGCCCGGTCACCTGCAGCGCGGTCAGGTCGGTCCGCAGTTCGGTGGCGACGCGGCCGCCGTGCAGCGGGCCGAGGGCGGCGTGGCCGGTGAGGAAGTCGACGAGTTCCTGCTCCGTGTCGGGCAGCAGCGCGTACATCACGCCTCCGGGATGCTGATACGGCGCAGGAACGCCCGCACGTGGTGTGGCTGCCCGCGGCGGTACGAACGCATCACGTCACCGTCGACTTCGTACGTCTCGCCGTCCGGGCCGACCACACGGTCCGTCGACTTTAGATCCAGGCCCGGGTCGCCGAAGACCTTCGCCCGAGTGACCAGCTGGGCCTCGTCACCGACCGACTCGGTGCTGCCGCGCGCATTGGTACCGCCGGGTGACCAGTGCACGCGGAACTCCTGCGGCACCGCCGCCGCCCAGTCCCGCGCCTCGTTGCCGTAGCCGGCCGACACCAGCGGCGCCCGCAGGCGGGTGATCAGGTCGTGCAGGATCATCGCGCCCCCTACGGCCGTGCGGTGACCCCGGCGAACGGCCGGGCCGTTGTCTGGCCGGCCGGCCGGACGGTGACGCCGGTGAACGGGCGCACGGTGACCGGTTCGACCGCGGGGATCAGCAGCAGGTCGCCCAGTGCCGACGGCGATGTC